GCGCCCTGATCGCACCATTGCAGCTTGCGCGGGTTGCCGCCCGCGCCGAGCGCCATGATGAAGCGCTGCGGCGCTACGACGACGCCGTAGCAGCTCGTCGGCGCGTTCACGATCGCCGCAGCCTTGGTCGGCGTGGCGAAATCGAGCTGCCACATATAGAGGGAGCCGCCGGTCGTGCCGTCGTCGTGCGAGCAGCCGATCGGATACTGGCCCCAGATGTCCAAATCCCACACGGTGGCGGGAAGCCCGCCCGTATCGGGGCGCGGCGTGCCGTAAGCCCAATAGCCGTACTTGCCGTTGCCGTAACCGATCAGCGGGGTCGCATCGGCGCGGCCGGCGGTAAAACCGACCGGCGTGATGTCCTTCAGCACGCCGCCGATGTCCATCACGTAGAGGTTCGAATGCGTTCCGATGATGGCCCATTGGACCCCGCGGCCGCTATCGCCGGTGTTGTCCTTCCAGGTCAGGATCGCGCGCGCCTTGCCCGTGACGGCCGAGGTCGATTTGGTCACCCAGCCGAGGATCGGGCCGAGCTGCACCTGGTCGTACCAGCGCACCTTGTCGGTGTCGTACCAGCGCCCGCGCGCCTGGCGTTCGGTGCCCGAGCGGAACACGCCAGGGGGCAGGCGGAGCGGAACGAGCTTCGGCGTTCCCATTGGCTTAAAGCCCGGTGTTGATGTTGAACGTCCGCGCCCGCTGGATCGCGGCCGGCTCGGTGCGGAGCGCGGCGAGCGAGCGCGAGCGCGCCTCGCTCTGATTGACCTCCGCGAGAGTCTGCTGATAGCGCGCGACCCATTTTAGCGCCTCGTCGTCCATCAGATAGCCGAAGCCCTCGGCGAGCGTGGCGGCGAGATAGAGATCGGGATAATTCGTCAGCAGCCAGTTGGTCGGGTTTGCGTCCGAGAGCGCGAACGTCTTCAGCATCTTGAAGGTGAGGCTGTAGACTTGATCGGCCGGTTTATCGAGCGCGATGTTGGAACCGTCGATCGACCAATAGAGCGGCTCGCCCTGGGCGGTGACAGTTTCCATCCGGTTCGGAACGAAGGTCAGCGGCTCGCGGCCCGATGCGCGCTCGATGAAGAGCGCGAGCGGCTCGGAAAAACCGCCGGGCAGCACAATGAAGCGCGAGCCGATCACGGTCGCCACCGCTTCATTGCTCTCCCCCATGCGGAGGATCACGTCGCGATTGATACGCGCCTCGGCCAGCGCGACGAATTCGGGAATCCGCGAGCTCAAGTCCGCGCGATTGAGCCAATTCGCGGCCGCGCTTTGCAGCTCGGAATAATTCGTGATGGCCATGGTGTATCCGATCCGCCGCGACGGCGCGAGGCATCGACGACGCGCGCGCTGTCGCGCATGCGGTCAAGCTGAAGCGAAAATTCAATCTGCTATGGTCTTAAGAAGAGACCGACCCGAAGAGCGAACGCCTTCACGCCCTGTGCTTGTGCAAAATCTGATTGGTGCGGTCGATGGCGTCCAACGTGTTGGCCATGCGCTCGTAGTCCGCGGCGATTTTCACCAGCGCATCGTGCGTGACATGGTTGTGATCGTCGCTTGCGATGGTGCGAAGCTCTTCGGCGCGAATGCGATAGCGCTGAGCGGTTTCGGTTTCGATGCTCACGCACCATTATACGGCCGCTGATGCGCCGATTGCACGCCGATGCGGCCGGTATCGATAACTTTATTTCGCGACATAAATGGAAAGGGGAGCGCCTTTCGGCGCCCCTCTTCCCGTCGAAACATCACCATCAGTTGTTGGCCAAGCGGCAGCAGAGCTGTGGCCGGATCGTCTTGTAGCCGTAGAGGACATCGAGACGGCAAGGGAACTTGTCGTTGTTGATGTCGTATTGGCGCACGATCCGGATAGAGACTCCGTCGAACATCTCGCGGGCCGAGAAATCGACGCCGTTCGGCATCACCAGATCGGCGGTCGCAAACGCGAACGCGTCCTCGTGATAGAGCAGCGACTGGCCGTAGTTCGTCGACGCCGTGCCCACGATCGTCACCGCGCCGCCATTGGTCGGCGAAGCGGAAACGTTCTGGGTTGCGCCCGTGACCACGATGGCCGGGCTGACCGCGAGATTGCCGGCACCGCCGGCGTAATCGGCCGTCAGCGTGAACTGCTGCAATTTGCCGAGGTCCGCCTTGGTTTCGGGATGCACCATGTTGGTGCCGGCGAAGGTGACGATCTCGCCCTGCTTGATGGTGCCGGTTCCCGTCTGCACCGCGATCGACGCGCCGGTTTGGCCCGCGCCGTTGATGACGTAAGCGGCATTGCCGGTACCGCGGAGCTGCGAGGTGAGATGGGTCGACTCCATGAAGTCGAAGCCGGCGGTGTTGCCCATCAGGCCTTCCTTGTACTGCTTGGACAGCACGGTCTGGGAATTGAACAAGCCCTTGAGCGCGTCCACCAGGTCGACATTGTCCTGGGTGCAGAGGAGCGCCGTCCGGGAGTCATCCGGTGCCAAGGCATCCTGGAGCTGCTTGCGGCCTAAGAGCAGCTTCGCGAACGTCGCCGCCGCTCCAGTGTTGTTGACCTGCTGGTAGACGTCCTTGCGCATGTTCAGCGCGTCGGATTCGAGTGCCGCCGCCAAGACGGCCATCGCCGGCGACAGTATGCGCTTACTGAAATCGTCCAGCGACAGCGTCAGATCGCTGGACGTGAAGTTCAGATCGACGCCCTTCTGGGTGGCGATCTGCAAGGAGACGCTGGTTTCCGTCGTGTCCTGCGCCGACAAGGTGGCGCCGGTCCTGACCGTGTACTGGTTGGGCAGGCGGATTTTCAGCGTGTCGCCGATCTTGGCGCCCTTCTTGGCGAAGGAATCGTCGTACTGGCGATTGATCGAACCGATGAAGCGAAGCTTTTGATGCAGCACGCGCAAAGCCTCGCGCGTGACTTGCGTGGGAGTGAGAAGCGTATTGGCCATGATTCATCATCCTTTTTGTCGGGCCGTAGCTCTCAAGAGCGAAGGCCGGTTTTGCGAAGTTCCTGGTTCCTGGCGCGCATCCATTCGTCCGTGCTTTGCCGGTCGGTGGGTTTGTTCCCGCCGACGGAAGCCTTGGAACCGACTTGCGGGACGGGCTTGACGCCCTCCTGGTTTGCAAGGCGCTGGGATGCGGCCGCTTGTCTGATGGCCTGGTCGCCGAGATAGGCGCGGTGAAGAAGCTTGATCAGCCGCGGGTCGGTGACGCTGCCCAATTCCGCAGGGGAAAAACCGAACTCCTTGATGCCGAACTCGCTCATCTTGCCGGCGGTATCGCTTGACCAGTCCTTGATCTCGCGTGAAAGCATCGCCCGGCTTTCCTCGAGGCGCTTGGCGACAAGACGCTGCGATTCGAGGGCCCGTTGATTGATCTTCTGCTGCAATTGCTGCGCCGCCTTGTCGCGGCCGTCCTTCAGCTGCATGTAGCGCAGCCAGGCATCCTGCGCGTGTTCCGGATTGGCGCTTCTAAGTCCCGCCCAATCGATCGCCTCGAGAGCCGAGAGCTGATTGTTGAGCGCGACCAGATGCGCCACATCCTGCAAATGCGCGGCCTGCATGTCGCTTTGCTGCTGAAATAAGTTCTGCCGCTGCTCCAGGGCGCGGCGCTGTTCGGCCACTTCCTGGGTTTTGCGGGTGTAATCCGCCTGCATCAAAAAGGCGCCCTTGAGCGCCTTGGGCACGCGGTATTTCTGCCCCTCGTGCTCGACTTCCTCGGTCTCGGCAGCGGCGGCGTTTGCGGAATCGCTTTCGTTTTCGCTCGTCTCGCCGTCCGTTACGGAGGCGAGTTCCGCAGGGAGGCCGTCGCCTGGGGGAGACGCGCCGTTGCTGAGGGGAGCGGCAACAGCGTCGCCGCCCTGCGGATTGGTCGCAAGGTCGTTCACGTGTGATCCTTTCGAGGTGGGTTAGGAGATAAGGACGCGAATTCGGTTAGCGCGCGAGCATTGCTCTCTTAGCGGCTCTGCTGAATTGTTCGGACCGTCAAGAGGACGTCCGTGTAATGATGACCTGTAATCGCATGGAATAGCGT